CTTCTTTGGTAATGATGAAAAAGAAATGGAAACAATAGAATCAACAGAATCAACATCGGACCGTTCTTACACATTTAAAGAAGCTGCCTTTATGGAGGCAGATCCTGAAAATTATGAAAAATTTAAAGCCAGAAGAAAAGAACTAATTCAAGAAAAAATAAATGCAATAGCTAAACAAAACGGTGTTACCCCAGACAAATTAGATTCAGAGGATAAACAATATGCTTATGAAGAAGCAAATAACCAGGCACGAGATGAATTCAGGAAGGTTGCTGAAAAAGCAGGTGCTGCTAAAATTCATAAGGATAAAACTTCATTTACAAGAAACGGCAAGGTACAGGCCACCCTTATCGATCAATTTGCATTTGAGGAGCGAGATCCTGAAAATTATGAAAAATTTAAAGCCAGAAGAGAAGAACTAGCTCAAGAAAAAATAAAGGCATATGCTAAACAAGAAGGTACTACCCCAGAAGAATTAAGTCCTAGATACGAACAGCGTGCTTGGAGCTCGGCAGATAAGCAGGCACAAGTGGAATTCATGAAGGTTGCTGAAAAAGTAGGTGCTGCTGAAATTCGTGTGGATAAAAATAATGTTTTTGAAGCAGCCAATTTATCAGCATCAATGGTATCAAAAAATGTTCCTAGATCAGGTGAGACAATAAATGAAGCATCAGATGCAGTTGCTGATAGTCAACGAGCTGGAATGAAGTCTGCAAATATGGTTGATGCATCAAATACAACAAATATTAATTCAGCAAAAACAATTAACACTAATAAACCTCCAACAAAAAATCAAGATTCAAGTTTAAATGATTATTATAAGAGTAAATATAATCTAGGTACTTTTTAAAAAAGGGCCTCACGGCCCTTTTTCTTATTCTTCATCAGCTATTGATTGAAAATAACTCATTACATCATCTGAATCTTCATGGATAGATGGTTCAGGTCTACTTACCGGTTCTGGTGCCGGTGTTGATGTAAATTGTTGTGGTTGTGCAACGGGTATATCATTTTCAGCAATAGATGCTGCAGTTTCAGTTGCACCAGATTCACCACTCAATATTGTATTTAACTTGGTTTTAAGTTCATCATAAGATTTAAAGTTTTTACGATCAAGAAATTCACTTAATTTATATTGTTTATTGACAATATTTAATATTTCCTCATCATTAGTTGCAACTGGTTTAGGGTCACTAAATGTTGATTGATCATAGTTAGGATAACCTTCAACTCTTCTCATTCTTAATTTAAACTCTGCACCTTCCCATAGATCAAAAACATTTACTGGTTTTTCATCTTCAAATGTTGGTCTTGCTTTATCCATGATTTTGTCAAAGATTTTCTTACCATAACGGAAGATCATTACCTTGCCTTCATTCAGTGGATTTGCAGGATCACTCACAACAATAATATTAGAATAGAAATGTAATCTACGTTTTTGTTTACGAGCAATTTCTTTATTTGCCTCAACACCTGAATTCCATAGTTTAGAATTTAATTCACCAACAGGATCATTTTCACCTAATGTTGTAAGAGAATTTTCAATGTACCAACGACCGGTAGGGCCTTGGAAACCATGTGAAAACACTTTTACCCATGGTAATTCATCATCAGGGTGTTTAGGGAGGAATCGAATTGTTGCAACTGCATTACCTGCCTTATCAGGGGTAGGTTTCCAAATTCTTTCATCTTCATATGATTGTGAAGTATTGGTAGCTGGATTTGCAATCTTTTCGAATGCGGATGAGATTTGACCGAAGTCTTGATTACGGGATTGTCTTAATGTATTAATATCCATAGTATTTTCCTTAATATAAGCGTAGTATAAATGTGTATTACATAGTATCTATAATGACGACACATCAACATCAATATAAACCAGTGATAAACTCATTAACTTTGTTTTCAATTTTACTTCTATCATATTTAACAAAGCCTTTAAGTTTTTCAATTCTTAATATATCATTTTCAATAACCATCATTGATGGCTCTTGTTTCCATTTCTGAACCATTGGTATAAAGTCATTAAGTATATATATACTTTCCATACTGATCTTTTTACCAAGGTATAGTTTAATTATAACAGGATATGTATTTAATGTAAAATTAATTATTTGGTCTAAATTATAATTATTCTTTTCTGCTTCAAATTGAATAGTATTTAAATCATCAAAAAATGATTTGGTAATACTTTGCTTTCTTTTCATCCATTGTATATAATATTCCTCTGCCTCTTCTAATGCATATACAATATTATCATTACCATATGCTAAATTTGCAACAAGGAATTGAATTAAATCTTTATCAGAAACAAATTTCTTTGCTAATTTTTCAAATAAGTATTTGTCATTCCTTGATTCAAACGCCGCGTATGAACCTTTGATATTACCTCTATTTTGAAATACATTAAAAGATTGTTTATTAAAATGGAGTTTTAAAGCAATATAATATCTAAATGCTCTAAATCCTGTCATACATCAAGTGTGGCCCTTTTGGGTAAATAATTTTCTTCAATCATATTCACTGCTATTTTTTCTTTAAGTTGTTTATTGACCATTTTACTAATATCTTCTGGATCAATATAATTTTGTTTACAATATTCAAGTACTGCTTCCATATGATTCATACCTGTATTAGATACAATATTATCTATATAGATACAAAATTCTTGTGATGTCTTAAATATCTTACCTTGCATTAAAATCATTAAAGTAAACCTAAGTAGTATGTTGCAGTTTTTAGATCAGAATTAATATCTTCCCATTCTTTATATCTTGTTTTATATGCTTTCCAGACAGGTGATTTTTGATTAGGTTCAGCACTCATTTTTTCATCAAATAATTCTAAATATTCTTCAAAAAATTGATTGAGTTCATCTCTTTTGTTTCTTAAATCTTCACATAATATTTCAATATTTTTTCTTTCGCCCAATTTATAATATAATGCCAATCTATTTTTTAAACTCATGCAGGCACCTCATTTTTAAATTGATCTTTTAAAAATCTAATAACTTGATATTCTTTTGTGAATATAAATTCATCACCCAGATCAACACTTGATACAATAAAACCATTTGATACTTTTTTAATAACAAATTCCATAATATTTCCTTTTCACTTTTTCTTAATCACAGGAGCATCTACAGCAGTTTCCTTGTGTGTTACATACATAATACAAATATTATCTTGTTTCCATGTAGAGGCATAAGCACATCTTACCGCGATAGGATCTATACCTTTATCCATAGCAAACTTAATATTTTCTGATAGGACATCATCATATGCTTTATTAGAATAGATGTATGTACCTGATATAATTGAAATACATAATATAATTGTTACATAGAGAGCAATTTTCTCTATCATAATTCACCTCACTTTTTATTTTTCAATTTTTTCTTTATTTCTGAATCAATGGTAGCAAATCTTTTCTTTAATCTTTTTTGTATTTCTTCAGAATCAAACCAAAGTTCAATGCCTTGTTTAACTTCTTTCATTTCATCTTTAGATAAGAATCCATTATAAGCATCATCCAATAATTTTTCAACTTGTGTTACAGTAAAATCAGTTTGTGCTTTTACAGTAGTTGTATTGCCAAAATTACCAAACGATGCAGTATGTATCATCATATATGCAGTTTCAAATACATGTACACTATGACAATACATTGATATAATAGATGCTGCGCTATGACATGCACCCATTATAAAACCTGTAATCTCTGCTTGACATACTAACATTGCATTAATGATTGCAATTGAAGTATCTAGATTACCTCCATTACTATTAATATACAAATGAATTTTATCAGTTGTAGGAGCATTAATAAGTAATGAAATTAAATTTCTATATTTGTGTGGATCATCAATGTCCATATCCAAAAATACTTGATGTGTTACTGAAGGGACATGAATCGCATTAATATGTACATTATTAGTTAAGTTACCTAATAATGCCTTCGTCGTTTCTATTTCCTGATCTTCGTTCAAATGTCTTCCTTTAACTTATAAAATATATGTTTACCAATTTTGGCTGTTCTTGTTTTATGCCATTTGGGATTAACATAGTTTGCATGATAAAATAAAGCACCATTAG